AGGAGTCTCGTCGTGCTGCTGCTTTGGGTGATTTGGCTGCTTGTTTGGCTGACACGGGTGGCTTTAGTGTTCCACCTGTTTGTGCTTTGTAGGATGCCCGTCCTTTGGCGTTGAGTCCGCCTGCTGGGTTTTTGCCTTCGGCTCTTGTCCATGCTGGGGTGGTTTTCTTTTTGGCTGCCATTACTGTCCTAGGTTTTATAGTCTGGTGATGCTGGTAATCCAGCCGATTGGAATATGGTTTATGTCGCCAACACATTCTGGTGTTGGCATCTCTGCTTCAAAGATTGTACCCACCACAGTCAGGTAACCTTCTTGGCAGTCATGCCAGATTCTCCCTAGGGTGGTTGCTTCGGAGTTGCGTGGCTCATAGTCTTGAGTGTCATGCCAGCCTGACGCTGGGCAGTAAGCATCTTGCCATTTGACTCGTACTTCGGTCCAGTCGGGGATTGCTTTGATTTCTTGTGGTGTCATTAGTCTAGGTCCTTGTCTGTCCTCAGAGTCCAAAAGGAGATGACTGTCCCCAATACTAGGACTATTGTGGTCAAGTAGGTTGTTAAATTTAAAGTCCATTTTACTATTTGTTTCACTTGGTTGTCCACGCCTCTATTGTACTGTTACGCAATACCACCTACTGGGTGGTATTGCTCTATAGTACTATAGAACTATCCTTTGACTGAACCTGATGGCTTACTCGTCTGGGGGACTCGCAACCCACAAGGTTGCTTAACCCCCCCTATAATCCCCCCCTTGTTCCCTAGCAGAGAGTAGTCATCCGACCACTCTCCGTGGTCGCCAAGGAACAAACCCAACATCTATATGTCTGAAAATATTATTGACGAACGCCAAGAAAAATACATGAACTGGTTGTTGGTACCCGCCCCCATGCGTGTACCATCCACAACAGAAGCCTACGCCAAAGAAAATGGCATGGACACCTCAACCCTAAGACGCTGGATGAAGAAACCCGTTTTTAAAAACGAATGGCAAAAACGAGTAGAAGAACTACAAGGTTCCCCAGAACGAACCCAGAAACTATTGGACTCTGTTTATCAGCGTGCTCTGGGCGGGGACAACAAAGCAGCACAACTCTATCTGCAGGCTACAAACCGTTTGGCTCCTACACAGGTGACGGTAAACCACACCCAGTCTTTGGCTGAGATTAGTGACAAAGACCTTGAGGATTTGATTGCTAGTATGGCTGTGACTGAGCAGACTGCCCGTTTGGATGCAGGTAATGGTTGAGTGCCCTAAGTGTGGCTGTGAGTACCCATCTAGTCTTAGAGAGTGCCCTGAGTGCTGGTTTGAAGAAGAACCCCGCAAGGTTCACCATATGCGTGACTCCGATTAAGGAACAGGTTCCCTACTAGTATGGTGCCCGCAACTCAAAATATTAAGATTACTCGTGGTGATACCGAGATTTTTGTTTTCTCATTCAAAAATGCTGATGGTACGGCTATGAACTTGACGGGTTCTGTTTTTGCTAGTCAGATTCGTTATACCTATGATTCGGCTACTGTTGCTGCATCTTTTGCTTGTGCGGTTACAAACGCTCTTGGTGGTGAAGTTACTTTGACATTGTCTGCTACTTCGTCTGCGCTTATAACTGTGGGTGTTGCCCAGTGGGACTTGCAGCGAACTGTTGATGGAGTTGTTACTACTATTCTTAGTGGTAAATGTACTGTTTTGCCTGATGTAACTAGGCTGTAAAGCCAATGCCAACCACTACTAATTATACGGTTCAAATTGGCGCTCCCGCCAATTATGTTTTAAATGTTGACGCTACTTCTAATTACAGCGTTAAACTGGCTAATGCTGTTGCTGGGAATATAACAACTGGTTTAATCTCCGTTGTCTCCGCCGCTAATGTGGGTCCTGTCGGACCCCAAGGTTTACAGGGCGTTACGGGTCTTACTGGTTTAACTGGTATTCAAGGAATACAGGGAATCCAAGGACCAATCGGCAATACTGGCGCTACAGGCAATACGGGTCCTATTGGTGCTACGGGCGATACTGGTCCTACGGGACCCACTGGTTCTCAAGGCATTCAAGGTATTCAAGGACCAATAGGAGCCACAGGCTCCACAGGACCCACTGGGACGGCTGCTACGGTCACTGTAGGGTCAACCACGACTGGAGCCGCAGGAACATCTGCAACAGTCGCCAATAGTGGCAATACTGCCGCAGCAATTTTTAACTTTGTAATTCCACAAGGAGACACTGGTGCTACAGGCGCACAAGGTATTCAGGGTATTCAAGGAATTCAAGGTCCTATAGGTAACACAGGCGCTACAGGCGCTACAGGAGCCACTGGCGCAACTGGTGCTGCAAGCACCGTTGCTGGACCTACGGGTCCACAAGGACAATCATCTACTTTCTATAATTACCAGATTAAAACTAGCAGCACTAGCGGCAACCCTCTTAGTGGTCATATTTCCTATAATAATGCTACACAAATAAGTGCTACACAGTTTCAAATTAACCATCTGGATGATTTGGGTAACGATATTGATTTGTTTCTTGGGTTTCTTAAAACAAACGACAGAATATATATTCAAGACCAAAACAACTCTACTAATTCACAGACTTGGACTGTTAGTGGTACACCTACTGATTATGGTAACTCTTATCTAGATATTCCTGTTACTTATGTTTCTTCTACTGGTACAGGTACAACAGGGTTCTCTAACAATCATCAGGTAATTTTTGTCATCGCACCTATTGGTATTCAGGGTCCTGCTGGACCTACGGGTCCTGCTGGACCGACTGGACCTACAGGTCCTGCTGGGGCAACAGGGGCTACTGGTGCGCAAGGTATCCAAGGCATCCAAGGAACTACTGGCTCTACTGGTACTGCTGGAACTAATGGTGCTGCAGCAACAATATCTGTAGGTACCACAACTACAGGTACGGCTGGTTCTTCAGCGTCTGTAACCAATAGTGGTACTTCTTCTGCTGCTGTTTTTGACTTTACTGTTCCTACGGGTGCTACTGGTGCTACTGGGGCTACTGGTGCGCAAGGTATTCAAGGTATCCAAGGAATTCAGGGCAACACGGGTGCAACTGGTCCTACGGGTGGTTTTTCGCTAGCCCAAACAGTTGCCACGCAATCTGCAAGTTTAAACCCTGTTCCTACGGCTGATGCTGGTAAATTTTATTATTGCACTAACACTTCAGGAATTACTCTAACTTTAACCACCGCTACTGCATTGTCCGTAGGACAAAGTATTGATGTTCTTCGTTATGGTTCTGGTGCGGTTACTATTGCTGGGAGTGGTGTGACGGTTGTTGGTACTCCTGCTTTGACTTTGCGTGCCCAGTATTCGGCAGCCACAATTTTTTGTGTTGCTACCAACTCGTATGTTGTTATTGGTGATTTGGGTTAAACATGCCAATCCGCCGTGGATTTTTTGGTGGTGCAATAAATCTTTTACCCGAAGTAACTATCAATGCAGCAACTAGTGTTACGGAAAGCCGTGCAACTTTTAACGCTACGATTAATGGAAACCTAGCCAACACGACTATTGTGTTTCATTACAGTACGGCTTCTAACTTTAGTTCTTTTACTTCCGTTGCGGGTTCTGGGTCTGGTACTGGTTCTTTTTCTTCTAGCGCAACTGTTGCTGGGTTAACAAAAGCAACAGTGCTTGATGCGGCTGCAACTACATATTATGTTCGTGCTGTAGTAACATCCAGTATTGGTTCTGTTACTTCTGGTACTACTTCGTTTGCAACTTGGACTTTAAGACAAGTTGTTTCTGCTACCAGTAGTTCTTTCACTGTTCCTACGGTTGCTGGCGTAAACCCTGCCAATATTCCTGTTCTTGTTTTAATTGGTGGAGGCGGCGGCGGTGCTTATGGCGGTGGAGGTGGCGCTGGTGGTCTTGTTGTAAGAAGCAATGTTCCTTTTACTGGACCTAATGGTACATTGTCTTGGTCTTGTGGTGGTGGTGCAGGACCAGGAGGCACAGGAGGAGGCAATGGAGGCAGTGGTACAAGTAGCACTTTAAGTGGTATAAACTTTAACGCTGTTAGTGCTGGCGGTGGCGAAGGTGGCTATTACCTAGGTAGAGGTGGAAATCTTGGTGCTGGAGATGGACCTGCTTACACAGGCGGCTCTGTTCATGTTATAAACAATAAAGGTACGCTTAATTATTGGGGCGGCGGCGGTGCAGGAATGGATGGCAACGGTGGCAACGCAGTATTGAATGCTGCAGGTGCTGGTGGACCAGGAAATGGTTTTTGGGGTAACGGTGGCGGCGGTGGTGGTGTGAAAAACGCCAACGGTTCTCAGGTTGGCGCTAACGCAGCCGTTTACAATATTGGGCGTGGTGGTCAAGGTGGCGCAAACAACGCTACAGGTTCAGACCGTGCTGCTACCTCTGGTGGTACAGGCATTGTTGTCTTTCAATACTACGGACCATAGGAGACATTATGGAAACAAAAACTTACAACATAGATAATTTCAAACATCACAATTTTTTTTATATGCTTGACAGCATCACAGATGAATCCGTGAAACTGTTTCGCAGAACACCTGCTGGTGACGAAGAATATATTCACTACGACTTGAACCGTATGCCTGATGGAAAACTACTTGTATCTTTTTATCATTATTGGAATATCCAAACAGTCCACAGTTTTGTTGCTAAATGCGGAGACAAAGAAGAGTATGTCAGCGCAATACCTTTTGAACGGGTGGCTCAATATTTGAACCCTGCTTTGGATTATCAGAACAGAGGCATTTTCTATTTTATGAACTCTAAACCAATATATGAGGATGCTGATAGTTGGCGTTGTGACAATACTTTTTATGGTCCTGAACGATATTTGACTGCTGGAACCAAACCATATTATTCAGGTTGGAAAGCGGAAGATGTTTTAATTTACGAACCAATAATTAATATAAGTGGAGTTGCAAATCTTGTATATGCTCATGTTAAAGATGATGAATCCGCAAAGGATTATTTTATTAATAGTGACCCATTTCCTCAGTCTGCGGCTACCTTGTCTGAGATGTTTCGTTTAATAACTGAATGGGCGATATTGGCTGAAGTGCCTTTTAATGGTATTGACCCTATTATTTTGGATGCTAAAAAGTTTATTAATGAAATAGGTTTTAATAGTATATTTGTTTCTGACCAGACTAATATGCAGGTTGCGCAATATCTTATGGGTAATACAAATGCTCGTAGGCGACCTGATGATGTTGTCGCAACTAATGAGTATTTGCTTAATTTTGTTAAAACAAAAATGGCTCATATGTCTTTGGCTAGTTTGCTGTCTTGCTATCCAGAATACGGGGATGTTAAGGCTGAAATCCTAAGGGATATTCAGTCTGCTGAAGATGAATTTGCTGAGGACCTTTCAAATATGTTCATTAAGGGAGATTTCTTTTTAGATGATTATAAAGATTGTGTACCTTTAATTCCTGATAATTATGTTAATGGGAAACCAGTTTACGCATTTCGGTGGAGTGTGTTAAAACAAAAGAAAGACTTGGCTTTGTCCCTGCAAAACAAATAAAAAATTATGGACTTACAATCATTAATACATGAAAAAGAATGGCGTAAATGCCGTGGCGCAGACGACGCCACACTAGAAGAACAACTAGAAGCGTTTGTTTATTTCTGTGAAAACTACTGGAGTATTAAACACCCCGAAAAGGGGCGTATAATGTTTGAGATGCGTGACGCACAGATAGAAACAATGCAAGTATGGATGTCAGCACGATACAGTGTCGTACTAAAGGCACGCCAGATTGGTTTCTCCACTCTGGCTGCAGCATACGCTTTCTGGCTGGTATATTTCCGCCC